GCTGGACCAGATGACGCGCCCCTCCGACCCGTACCGAAGGCGCGCCGCTCAGGCTCAGCAGACCGATTACGGCCAGCGGGACGACGGATGGGGCACGGACTCGTTCGCGCCCCAGGATGACGACGGAAGGCCGGCTAGGCCGAACGTGCATAGTTGGCGCTGAGGCCGGTTACGCAGCGTCATCCGCTCGCCTTCCGTGCATGATTGCCGGCCGGTGAGCGATGGTAAGTCGCCGCAGGTCAGCGGGCCGGTTGCGCAGGGTGACGAGACCGGGTCGACAGGGCGGGTGAATCCGTGGCCACCGTCCTCTATACCGCCCAGCGTGACCTTCAGGTCTGGTCGGCGGTGGCGTCGTGGGTCGCGGAATCGGGAAGCACCCTGCCGCTTGACCCCGCGTCGCCGTTCACGATCAACTTGCTGGCAGCGGGCGGGATCGTGCTCGCGCCGGACGGCTCGGCGGACACGGCTACCCCGGCGCACGTGCTGAGAGGGCAACCCGGGCTCCGTGATCCGCGAACCGTCTCGAACTAGGCACCAGCGGCGACGGGAGTGATACCCCCGTGGCCGACTCCCAGAACGCCCGGCTGCTGAAGTTCCCTGACCTCGCGCCCGGCAAGCGCCGGCAACTGCTGGCCCCGGAGCAGGGCACTCAGTACGACTCCTACGACCGGATGTTCGCCAGCTGGTCCGGCGGCTCAGTCCTTGACGTAGGCGAGTGGACCGCAAGGGACCTCGAGCAGATGCTCGTGAGGGACGGTCAGGCGGCAGCGATCGAGGCCGTGATCACGCTGCCGATCCGCCAGGCAAGCCGCGCGATCGAGAAGGGGAAGGGCGACAGCGGCGAGGCCGAGTTCTGCCGGTCGGTGCTGATGGAGCCGCACACCGGCGGGGGCATGAAGACGCCGCTTCAGGACGTGATCGGGCAGCTCACGAGCGCCCAGACGTTCAAAAAAGCCTTTTTTGAAAAAGTTTGGGACATACGCGACAGTGACGGCAAGATCGTCTATGACAAGCTCGCGTTCCGCCCGGCCGCCACGTGCGAGCAGAAGCGCAACGCCGTCACCGCAGCCGAGGAAGGGTTCCTGCAGCGCGCGTGGTCGTTCGGCGCCCTTGATTCCGGGATCACGCGGAAGGAATCCAAGTACCCGGGCTACAGGGAAATCACGCAGGTCCGGTCCTGGGTCTACATCAACGGCAAGCACCGGAAGCCCCTGATCGGGACATCTGAGCTTGACTTGTGCTACTGGGCCTACAGCACGAAACTAAAGCTGATCTTCCTCTGGCTGCAATTCCTTGAGCAGCAGAGCCTGCCCAAGGTAATCATGTACGGCCAGAGCGCCCGCGAGGCCAACGCCCACGCCGACGACCTGGCCAGCATGCGGGCTTCCGGCGTGATGGGAATGGAGCGCCCGCCGCAGGGTGCCAAGTCCTACGATCTGGTCGAGTCATCGGGCAAGGGCGCGGATCAATTTTCGGCCGCACTGTCCTTCCTGGAGACCTGGCAGGTCTCATCGGTCCTCGCCGGCTTCACCGGCCTCGCGTCGCTGGCGTCGCTCGGGCGCGGATCGCTGGCACTGTCTCAGGACCAGAGCGCGTTTTTTCTGAAGTCCCGCCAGGCCGTCACCGCCGAGATGGAAACCGCGATCACGCACGACGTGCTGGCCCCTCTGGTGACCCTGAATTTCGGCCCCGGTGCCGCCTATCCGACGTTCAGGTTCGGCGCGCTGACCGACGAGTCCGACACGGCGCTGGTGGGCCTGTTCCAGGCGATGTCCGTCGCGCCGAGCTTGCAGGTGCCGGCCGGCATCCTGGACATCATCACCACCCGCCTCGCAACGTTCCTGAACCTGGACGTGAGCGCCGTGGAGCAGATCATCCAGCAGGGAGCGAAGGACCGGGCAGCGCAGGCCCCGGCGGCGGCGCCCGGGATGCCGCCGCAGGCAGCCTCCCAGCTCGGCTCGCTGGCGGGAGGGGTCGACGCGGCGCACAAGATCGCGCAGCAGGCGCTGAAGGAGTCGAACGCGGCACCGCTGCCGGAGGACATGTCCCAGCCGTTCAGCGTGCCGAGCTTCGGGAGCAAGGCGTGACCGGCCAGCCGGGCGTGATCGCCCTCGCGCTGGCGGATCACCTGGACGGCGCCGCGAGCTGCACCGCTGCCTGCCGTTCCGCATGGGAGAAAACGCAGCGGCCGGTCAAGGCGATCACCAGCGCCGAGCTGACCGCCGCGCGAACAGCCGACCGGCGCACCTGAGAGCGTCAGCCGCCTTCGGGTGACGCTCTCGCCTTAGCCATCGCGACCCGTGCCTGCACCCGGATCGCTGCCATCTTGCGGTCACCGGGACAAGCGCCGAACGTGAACCCCCGCCACCATGCCGCCCGCATGTACGCGCGGACCTCCGGCAGGTCGGGCAGGTCGTAGCGCCGCAGCGTCCGGCGAAGCCTCCAGTCGAGCAGGTTCACCACCGCAGCGTACGGCAGGCGGTGACCGGGTGCCGGCTACGACGCAGGCACCCCCCGACCAGCAGAAGCCGACGCAGGCTCAGCTCACCGCAGCCGCCATCACCGCTCTCGGCGCCGCAGTCACGGTCGCAGGCGTAGTGGCCGCTCTCCGGGCGCTGTTCCGCTCGGCGGGCATCGGGACCGCTGCCCTGTCTGCGGTAACCGCGCTGATCCTGTCCTGGGTACCGGACTCGATGGAAGGCACCGGTCCCGCTACGCACTGGGCCATAAGGACGAACGCTCAGCGGAGGGCGCAGTACTTTCTCGCGGCCTGCAAGCGGGTTCAGGCCGCTGCCGTCGATGCCCGCTCGAAAGGCGAGCCGGTGAAGGACGCCATCCTGGCCGCCATCGCCACGGAGCGGCGCTACCTGACGCAGATGGCCGCGATGGCTCACCAGCGCGTCAAGGCGGCATCGGCGGTTGACGGCCTGGCGGCGATGCACGGCGATCTGCTCGGCTGGAATTCGGTACTCGATCCGAGATGCACGCCTGAGTGCCGGGCTGCGAACGGGAAGTCGTTCTACGCGGACAGGCCACCGCTGATCGGGTACCCGGGCGCGTCACATCCGGGCTGCCGATGTTTCCCTGGGCCGCCACGGCGGGGCGCTCCGGTGCTTCCGTAGCCGTACAGGACCGGGCGGTGAGCCTTGGCCGCTCCGGTATCAGACCCGCACGCGCCTCTGGCAACAGCCCGGAAACTGACCGTGGCCGAAGAGGTCAAGATGCAACTGGCCCGGGACTACCCGCCCGGCGCGCTCGGATGGATCGACGACCTGACCTGGAGTCCGCAGCCGGTCCGGGTGCCGGCAAGCCAGATCGACATGAGCGCGGATGACCCGAACTGGGCTCCGGCACGGAAGAACCGGCGCAAGGTGGCCGAGTTCGTCACCCGGATGCGCTCGGGCACGGCCAAGCCGATCGTCTGCATCCGCAGGCCCGGCAACCGGCTGCTCCGGGCTGCGGACGGCCACACGCGGGTCCTGGCGAGCATCGCGCTAGGCCGCCCGGTCCTGGCCTGGGTGGGGACGGCCAGGACGGCTCATGGCCCGTGGGACGGGCTTCACCAGCGGCAATCCTGACTGAGGGAGCTGCCGTGCCTGTTGAAGACCCGGTAGCAGCAGGGTGGTTCGGCCCTCGCGCGATTGACCTGAGCGCGCAGACGGCAGCACTCGAAGCGACCCCGGCACCGTACGGAAAGCCGGACGGCCCCGGCCTGTACGGCGTCAAGGGGCAGAAGCACTCCAACTACTACGAGCACATCGTTCAGGCCATGATCCGCAAGGGGAAGACCAAGGCCGAGGCGTCGGCGATGGCGTGGGGAATCCTGCGGCGGTGGGCCGCTGGCGGCGGGAAAGTGCATCCCGAAGTGCAGGCCGCTGCCGCTGCGGCACTGGCTCAGGAAGCGGCCAAGGCAGGCGCGGCGCATGCCCACGCGAACGACGGCCCCGCGATCGACCTGGTCGGCATGTTCACGGAGGCGCTTCACCCTCGCGCGGCAGGCGGGAAGTTCGGCAATAAGGGCGGCGCACCGGTAGCGGCGGCACGGGCCAGGAACGCGCCGAAGACCCCCGCAGCGCAGAAGCCGGGCAGCGTCGCAGGCCCGATGACGCGGGCTCAGCAACTCCGCTACCAGGCATCCCAGGACCGCCAGCTTGCCCACCAGATCATGCTGAAGGTAGCGGGACTGGTACGGCAGAGGGACGCGGCGATAGCGGGAATCGGCCAGCCGGCGAAAGCCGTGTCCGGGGTCAAGTCGGCGGCGGCGAAGAAGGCTGCGGCGACGCGCAAGGCGGGCGGCAAGTCGAAGCAGGCCAAGGCTGCGGCGAAGACGGCTAAGGCGGCAACGACGGGCAAGCCGGGGCAGACCAAGGTGGCGCGGCTGAACGGCCAGATCAAGTTGCTGACCCATGACGCGAGGCTGCTGGCAACGGCAGCGAACCACCTGGACGCGCGGGCGGCGAATCAGTGATCGGGCGCCGAGTGCATGCCATCGGCGAGATCAAGCGCCCCGGCGACTATTTCGGCCCGGACGGCAGTCACACGCACGGCGTTCCCGCAGTGTTCTTCCTCAAGCCGAATTCGAGAGATCCCGGCGTCCCTGCGAGGTCGCGATCCATACAGCACGTCTGCTCGCCGCCCCACGTTTTCCGCGAGTGCCCGGACGGGTCACTGGAGATCAGGGAGAGCATCAGCAACCTGCTGGCCAACGACCCGAGCGGCCAGAGCGACGACGGCTGGCATGGCTACCTTGACGAAGGGCACATCTGGCGTCAGGTATGACTAGGCGCATGGCCGGCCTGTCCGTCACCATCCGCGTGATGGCCGGCGATCCCGTAACCGGCCTGTGGTGCGAGACCTGCGCGCTCCCCTCGGTGATATCGGTCCCGGTGTACCTGCTCAGCAACAGCGGAGTGACATTGCACGGCCATGCCCTCAAGTGCGCTGACTGCGGCCTCGCGACGTTCGACCGGCACGGAAGGCGGCCAGCATGAAAACTCCGGCACCCGAGCGTGCCGCCGGGCGGAAGAAGCTGGCAGCCGAAGGAAAGGCGCTACCGGACGGCTCAGAGCCGATACCGAACCTGGCCTACCTGAAGAAGGCGATCCGCTCGGTCGGCAGGCTGGACCCGGCGAAGCGGCCCGCGCTCAAGGCCCTGATCGTCAGGCGGGCGAAGGAACTGAACGCCCTGAACGCTCCCGGAGTCAAGGGAACGTGGGCATTCCAGGGCTCTGGCCAGAACCCGGCAGTCACCCTCAGCACAGGCAGTTCGGTAGCCAGTTACGCGCTGAACTTCACCGGCAGGCCGTACGCGTGGCGCGCGATTGACCTGGTCGGGCCGAAGGGCTTTATCCACGGCTGGATCAAGGTCGGCGTGCCCGAGGCCGATCACCACATCTCAGAAGCGAAGAAGGCCGAATCCGAGGGCCGCCACGGGGACGCGATCAACCACCTGACCGCGGCGATCGGCAAGACGGCGGACAAGTCGGCGGCGTTCCACCTGACCGAGCTTCGCAGCGAGATGGCCGCCCGGCGGATGGGCAAGGCCTACAAGCCGAAGGCACGCCCGAAGTCACTGCACGCGATGGCAAACGACGACGGCGAGGCGATCAACTTGGCCAGCACGCTTCCGCGCAGGATGCCGGTGGTCCGGGGCGCTGCCGATGTGCAGATGTCCCGCACCGGACCCGGCGTCATCTCGGTGATGCACAAGTCCACCGGCATGAAGCTCGGCACGATCACGCCGAAGGGCGCCGGCTACGGCGCGGCCCATTCGGACGGGACCGCTACCCCGGCGTCAGGCTCGCAGCAAGGAGCGCTGGCCGGGCTGATCCGCTACCACAACCAGATGGCAGCGGCCAAGAACGCGAAGACGAGGGACGCCGCGCAATCAGCAGGAGCGGGCAGCGCGTCGGTGAAGGGCTACGCGGGCGATCAGCCGGCGCTTGACTTCGCATCGGCCCCCTCGGTGACATCCTCGGACGGCCCGCGCGTGACCTCGATGGGCGGGGGGAAAGCCTCGCCTGCCGCGACGAAACTCGGCCTGTCCCCCGAGTGCGCGAAGGTCTACGCCAAGCTGCGGAAGAAGGGCCTGGACCACGGGGCGGCCATGTCGCTGGCCAGGAGAGCAGCGGCGATGCACGCGAAGGCTGCGGCCTAGCTCGCCAGGAAGGCATCCAGGGCGGCACGCAGCCTCCGCGCATCGTCCTTATCCAGCACGAACAGCGTTTGCTCGGTGCGGCTCTCCCAGATCCTGAGGGTGTCGTTAAAGCCGGGCTCGGCCACGAGAACGCGCTGATCCTTGAAGCTGACCGACTGCGCCTGAGAACTCACCCGGTCACATCTCCTGCCGTGATGCCGTCTGGCACGTCAAGGCTCATGTCGAGCCAGCTTCCGTCCTCTGCGACGGACACCGCGACCAGCCGCGCGAGTCCCGACCATGCTTCCGCGCTGAACGGGACCATCTCGCCTACCTGGCTTGCGAGCGCGTCAGCCGGCCAGCGTCCGCGAAATGCGCCCTTGGGCGTCCGGTACTCCGGTGCGACCTCTCGCATCTTGATGATCAACTCGCCGCCCGGCTCACCTTGGCCGCATCCATTCCCATGACTCACCCGGCAAACGGAGGCGATGCCCGTGAGCGCGCAGATCATCACAGCCCTGCGGAAGCGAGCCGACGCCTTGGACGAGGAAGCCGACCAGGCACAGGAGCACGGCGACCCGCTGCCCGATGCCCGCGGCGAGTACCGGTCACTGCTCGCGCTCCGCTTCCTGGCGTCCGAGTTCCGCGCTGTGGCCGACCAGGCGGAGGCACGATGACCACCACTCTCCTGACGCCGGTCACCAGCGGCAAGGCCCAGCGCGTCGGTGCCTCCATGTGGCGCAGGCAGCTGCTCCCGATAGGTGACATCACCTACGAGGGCCGGAAGATCAGCTTCACCCGCGACTACCTGGCCCGGCTCGTGCAGGCATTCCGGGACAAGGCCTATGACGCGGTCCCGTTCCAGTTCGCCGACGCCGACAACAAGCACACCAACAAGCCGGAGCAGCGGCGCGGCACCGTCCGCGACCTGGAACTGACCGACGACGGGCTCGATGTCATCGTCGAGGCCGGGAAGGCCGCCGGCGACTACCTGGGCGAGTATCCCGACCTGGGCATCTCAGCCTCCATCGTCGAAGCCCACGCGCGGGCGGACGGCAAGTTCTTCCCGGTCGCAATCAAGCACGTCCTGGGCACTCTCGATCCGCGCCTGACCGGGATGCGGCAGTGGCAGCCCGCAACCGCCGCCCTGGCCTCGGACATGTGGCACGGCATCGACTTCTCCGGCGACGCAGGCGATGTCATCGACCTGACCAGCGCCGAGTACGCCACGCCTGCGGGTGCTCCCGCGAAGCCCCCAGAACCGCCCCCAGCCGATCCGGCCGCCCCGCCCGCACCCGCTACGGAGGAATCACCCATGGCACGCACCGAAGCGCAGGAGGCCCGGCTGAACCGGCTGCTGGACCTGCCTGACGAGAAGTTCGACGCGCTCCTCGCCGACCCCGAGCCAGCAGAGGAACTGACGGACGCCGAGCTTCAGGCGCTCCTCGCCGAGATCGACGCCGAAGACGGCACCGAGGGCGAGCCGGAGAAGGACGCCAAGCCGGAAGGCGAGCCCGCGCTTGCCGGCGCCGCGCTGTCCGCTGAGGCCCAGGCCGCGATCGACCTCGCCAACAGCCGCGCGGAGGAGCAGGGCATCGAACTGGCCCGGATCACGGCGGCGCTGGACACGGCGACCTACGAGCGCGAGCGCGACGCGTTCGCCCGGCTGCACGGCATCCCGTCCCGGATCACCGACCTGGCCCGGCCGCTCCTCGAAGGCACCGGCCACGTCGTGGAACTCAGCAACGGAACGAACGCCGACGCCGGGGCGATCGTCCGCAAGGTTCTCACCGAGTACGGCCGGACCGTCAAGGCCCTGGACCTGTCCGCCGAGACCGGGACCGCGCTCGACTTCGGCGCCGAGGAAGCCGCCGCGGCCGAAGAGGCCAAGGTCGCGGATCGCGCCGCGATCAAGGCCGGCTACCGGCAGATGTCCGGCCTGTAGTCCCAGACCCCGCAACGTCTCACCCGCCTCGCGCGGGCCTTACCCATGCCTACCGCGAAGGACGGCTGAACCATGCCAATCCCTCATTACAAGAGCGGCCCCGACAGCTACCAGGTGTCCGCGCTCGTGCTCGACGGGCAGCTCGTGATCCCGACGAGCGCCAACGCGACCACGGTCATGCCGTCCGGGGTCGGTGCCGTCAACGTGCTCGGCGTTGCCGGCAACGCCGCCTCGCCGATCGTGTCGCAGGCGTCGTTCGTGGACGCCAACGCAGGCAACGCGCCTCTCGTTGACCTCTCGGTGCTGCCCGACTACACGGCGGTGTATCACGGCCCGGCGGACATCCGCGTCACCTACGAGGCGGCCTGCAACTTCGGCGCGCTCCTCATGTCTGCGGCCACGGCTGGCCAGGTCAAGCCGTACGTGGCGGGCACTCCTGACCAGATCATCGGCCGCTGCACGCAGCCCGGCGGAGTCCTGGCCGGCGCGACCGTGGCCCGCATGCGCCTGTTCGGCTGACCCTTTCCCCGGCCGTTCCCGGCCCTCACCGAGCCATTCAGCGGCACTGCCGCCCGACCCCGGACGGGGCTTCTCCCCGCCTGCCCTCCGCAGAGGAGTGACACCCCGTGCCAGTTTCGTCTATCACCAGCATGGACGGCCCCCGGATCACCGTGGACGCCCTGCTCAAGGACCCGCTGATCATCCCTGAGCTGATCCTGGACATGACCCAGAACCAGTTCATCATGGACGTTGTGCTCAGGCGGGGCGGAATGACCCAGAGCGGGGCAGTCCGGTACTCGGAAAGCACGCCGCTGTATGCCGATGACGTGCCCGAGATCCGGGCCGAGTTCGGCGAGGTCCCGGTCGTGCCCACCTCGGTCGGCATCCCGAGGGTCGTGTTCACCCATGAGCGCGCCATGGCCATCAGCGTCTCCGACCAGATGCGGCGCCGGCAGATCCTCGACCCGGTGACCCGCCAGATGCGCCAGGTCAAGAACACGATGGTCTACTCGTGGGAGGCCGCCTTCTACAGCGCGGTCATCGCCAACGCGGGAATCCAGACCCTCGCCGTGTCGTCGCCGTGGGCATCGTCCAACGCGACGATCCGGGCGGACATCGCCAACGCCGTCACCCTGGTCGAGAACGCCACGGTGCCCAGCAGCCTCGGCTTCACGTCCTACCTCGGGTTCGAGGCCGACACGATGATCATCGGCACGGGGACCAAGAACACCCTGATCCAGTCGAGCAGCTTCGCGGCCCCGTACATCGGCGACATCGCGTCCGAGAACCTCCAGTACACGGGCCTGCTGCCCAGCAAGATCCTCAACCTCGACGCTCTCGTGTCCCGGCAGATCCCCGCCGGAAACGTCCTGATCCTCATGCGCCAGCGGTGCTGATTCGTGGCGGATGAACTGGAATACCAGGCATCTCCCCTATATCGGTGGGAACCGACTAAATCCAGCCGCTCGGATGTGCAGAGAATGTCTGCCATCGGCTTGGACGAGCCACTTGCGTTTGTGCTGCTCAGCGGCGTATAAACGAATATGTGTTCGATATCTGGTGACGACCTGGATGGCGGTCGCAATGCACTAGAATGGGGATGCAAAAGTCCCGGCACCTGATTGGGTCAGGTACCGGGACGTGTCAACACCGATTACGGCGGTGCAACACACCATGCAGGATAACCCTGCCCCCAGGAAGCGCGCTCCCCGGAAGTTCTCTTCCCGCACGTGCGCAGACTGCCCGGCCACATTCACCCCCGGCAACAGCACCTCGTTCCGCTGCCCGGACTGCCAGGCCGCGAAAACCGCGCAAGTCACCCGCGA